CTTCCAGGTCCGCACTGTCGCCGAGCTTGCGGAAAGAGTCGTACGTCTGATCGATGGGGCCGATTCGACGGTTCAACTTGACCGTTACATGCTCGTCAACTGGTACGTTGGACGGGGTGACGTCGGGGTTGCTTGGTGAAACGTTCACAAGCCGACGGTTGATGAGAGAAGAGACATTCTTGAAGAAGCTCTCCTGATGAAAGTCACCTAGGCGACGCTGCGTAACCAGACGGATCGCGTTACCTGAAGCTGAGTTGAACGCATCGGTGTTCTGAACCAATGTTTCAACCAGCCCCGTGTGAACGAGACCTGGGTAGATAATACCCTCTGGTAGACGACCTGCGCCAGCGAAGGATTCGCGTGTACCTTCTCCTGCCATGATACTGTTCCTTTAGAAAAGAGTGTTGGTTGCCTCTAGAGCGGTAACTTCATGAACTCGTCTTCACCGTGTTCTTTGATGAAGGCGACTTTGTCCTTGGTAGTCATTACCGTTCGCTTCAGCCCTGAGGGTATCCCACCCTTTTTGCCTGTGCCGCCTGTGCCACCTTGACCGTTCGGTGGAGTCCCACCACCTGAATGTCCTGATGCCTCAAACGCCTTGGCGAATACTTCGCTGTCCCGCATCTCGCCGACCAGCTCACGCACCGAAAGAAACTTGCCTTCTCCGTTGACACGAGGGTTGCCAGCGTCGTCAACCACCCTTGCTACGAAGTCACCTGTTTCATCTTCGATCATCTTCACGTGACCCTTCACGTGAGGAAGGAGAAGCGTGACATTCCCCTTCAATTCGTTTAGCGCCGAAACTGCCGCGGCGTCGATAGTCCTTTTCTCAAGAGCCGTCATCAGACGCGATTTGTCCTTGTCGCGCTTGGCCAGCTCTTCAGCGTGTTTGGTATTCATCTGCTCGCGCAGCTTGTCCCATTCACCAGCCTTCTTGGCTTTGTTTTCCTCTTCCTTCGCCTCCATCTCCTTGAGGCGAGCGTAATCTTCGGGGTCAATCCCCGCCATGTCCTCTTCGAGCTTCCTGGCGCGAGCGGCGGCGGTGGAGGCATTCTCACGCTCTTTCTTGAGCGCAGACTTGAGACCACTTACGTCTTCAACGCTATCCTTGGGGACATAACTACCAAGGATCTTCAGGTGAAACTTTCCGTCTTCTCCTTCGATATATTCTTCACGGAGGTCTTCGGATACATCTTCGATCTTTGCAACGGTGGCAAGTAAAGGCATTGGATTCCCCTTCCCGGGTTAGGTGGCTTGGATTGTGCTGCGGAGTATAGAGTCAGTAGAAAAGAAAATGCAAGCGTTATGTTAAGGACCAATCGACTCCAGCTGATCCAACGTCATAGGATTGCCTCTCATATCGACCAGCTGCGTCAGCGTGATATCGCCGTTGCGCCACATCCGTGCGCGGCTGGGCCCTAAGAGATCGTCCTGGAATGATTGGCTCTTCGTTCGCAACCAATCTGCGAATGATATGTCGCCAGGCACCTTACCATCCATGCTCGCTCTGTCTGCAAGCGGCACTTCTGTGGCGTTGATGCCTAACTCATCAAAGGATCGCAAGATCGGGACGATAGACGACCGGCAATTGAAATGCCGCGGCGTGCCGTCGTTGTATGGCAGCGTAGAACCATTGATTGGCTCCAGCGTTTCAACGTCCCACATCTGGCCTGAGTAGGCGATGCAGATGTCGCTGGTGCGACCGTCCAAGGTGCTGATCTGCTGAAGCCCCGATACGACGTCGTCCATTTCCTGAAACGTTCTGAGGCGAGTTTGAGTGACTACTTCGTTGATGGCTGTGCGAGCGAGTGTCTCTGCCTGCTTGCGCGTTCCGCGCATGACGCCCGGCACTGCCACACCGTCAATGGTGCCGCCGAAGATGCGCGTGGTCGCTTGCTGAGTGGATTCGCCGTTCTGGAGCGAGATATTGATCGCGTCCATGAACTTGCCTTGGAAGGAGCTTGACTGCCGCGCCCACCACACCTGCATCACCGCGCCCTGGATCAGGACGTTATTGGCGAGGACGTTTGCTTGATCTTGATTGAGCGGCGTCGCGTCGATTGGTACGATAGGGTCCGGCAAGGTTCTTCCAATACGTGAAGCAGAGGTTGGTAATATACGCGCCCGCGGTGGTCAATACGAACATGATCCAGAGGGCGAAGGTGATATCAAAAATCAAAGACAACATAGAGCCCCACAATATCAACTCCGGTGTTCTTACCGCTCCGACCAGCCGTTGAATTGTGCTGGTACTCAATTTCGACGATGTTCCAGGCGCGGAAGCCCACCGCCATATCAAAGGTCCAGTTCTCACTAACCAATACTGAGGGCTCTAGCCAGTAGGCGGCTCCCAGACGAACGAATGGAGCGAAGTAGGTTTCTTCACGCCAGTCTACTCTGCGGCCTGCAGAAAAGCGCCATGTTTCAGGTATCACTGTTCCATTGCCGAACCGCGTCGCTTCCATATACCAATCGCGATCGATAGTGAACATGAAATCCTGTGTGATTGCCTTGCCCCGATCCTCGCGATCCGTTGCCTGAGTACCCAGCCCCAATCGTCCCTCATACTCAGCCGCTTCGACCTCGTTGAAGTACCCCCAAAGAAAGACGACTATGAAGATGACAACCGCGACTGTCGTATAGCCGTGATTGAGTCGAATCCAGTCTTTGATATTCATGTTATCTCCGCGCGGCTTGTCGCTCGAGGTATTCGGCGAACAGTTGGTCCCGCTTCATCTGTGCCGCTTCCATGCGCTCCAGTGTGGCATTGACCGATGACAGCGTGGCCTGATTGGATTTGGCGATGGCTTCAACTTCCGCCACGGCGGTGCTGACTGCCTGCTCCTCTAGCTCAGTCGTAACCATGCCACGGACTTCGGTCTTCATCCAATAAGGAACTCCCCACAGGACCGCGGCGCTCAATCCAAGGATGGCTATTCCAGCGGCCGCCCAGTTCTTAATCTTATCTGGATTCAATTGTCTATGCTCCGTAGTTTCTCGAGTACCTGCTGGCTGTATTGGGCATCGGCCTGTGCCAATTTCTGCTGTTGGACGGCGTAGGCTTTGCGGGCTTGTTTCTCCTGGTCTAAGCTGGATTTCAACTCTGCCAGTGCTTGAGCCGTGTCATGTATCAGTTCGTCATCCTGCTCATCGTGGTCGTCATATACGACAACCGCGGCTTCGGTAGGCTCGAAGGAATACGACCCTTCAACGATAGGTGGGGTGAAATCATGCGCGATCTCACACTGGGCTTCGGTGTCATACTCCACAAGGATTTCAGGCTGATTGCACAATGCCTGGGCGGCCAGATCATACTTGCCATTCTTCAGATAGAATTCGGCCATGCAGACTTGATTGAGGACGAGCTTCTGCCTGCCACCAATCAGCAATGACCACTGAGTGGATCCTAGGCACTGAGCGATATCTACGTCGCCGAGTCCCGGCGCGGCAAGAGCAAGGTTCTTGTTACCGCCTACCGATGTCAGTGTCTCGTTGTTGAGAACGGTATCGCCAACGTTGGTGGTAGTTGTGACATCCACAACGGTATCGCCGTTCCCTCCACAATTACCGTGACAATCGTCATCATCTGTGGCGTAGGCGGCAAGGGGCAGGAGTAGCAGTAGAAAGGTGGCGGCGGATTTCATGGAATGTTCGTCCTTAGGATGGTGGCGGTGGCTTTCGTTTCAATGTGCGCCAGTTGACGCATGGCGCCTTTGAGGTAGCCGTTGATTTCGGTGAATGCCGTCTTGATCAAGACCTTGCTCTCCTTCTCCAGCTTGGCGATTCGTCTGCGACGCGCCTTCACTTGCTGAGTGCCGGCGGCATCAATGCGGAGCATCAGGATCTTGAGATCCGCCTCCAGCTTGTCGAACCGTGCATCTATCTGCCTGCGTACGGCAGCGTCAGCGCGCCGGTAGCGAACGTCCTGGGCTATCAGGTCGTCGCGTACCGCCTCAGCGGCGGTTGGCACTCTTCTTTCCGTGAGGGCCTTGACGCTTTGGAGCGGGTCGGGCGACCTTCTTGAAAGGGGTGACAGCTTTGCCAGAAAATTTCATCGCTTCTTCCTCTTGCCTTTGCCTTTCTTGCGTTTGCCGTATGGCATGATCGTCGCCTTACTTCCGCAAGCCCTTGAGCCAGATCACCGCCTGGTCTACCTGGATGCTAAAACGCCACCCGAGATAGATGCCAGCGATGAGGCCGAGTATGAGCCAGCCCACTAGCGGCCGGTGCCTTGTACGGTTGGAGAGCCGTTAGCTACCGGCAGACCCGGACCCGCTTTCAGCTTTCCCGCTGGTGACGCCACCGCCCGACTTGGCGTCGCTTTCTTCGCCTGTCCCGGCTGGCGCCGTGCTTTCGTCTTGCTGCCCTTGGCTACGTTTCGCATCAGGTATTCCTTTTAGAGTGTGGAAATGTTCATTCTCTTCACTGGTGGTGTCGCCTGTTGGCTCCCACCTGTGATTGTGTCCGTCAACTGTATTGGTTACGCCATCAGCTTGCAAGATGTGCGTATGGCCATCAGCCGAGCCTGTCTCGTCGCCAATGGAGTTTCCGTCGGTGTCCCCGTCTTCAGATATGGACGGCTGGCTCTCAACGAACTCCAGTTCCAGTAGATCAATTTCGCGCTCTGGATCAAAGTCATCACTGAGCAAGGAGCGGCGCTTCAGCTCTTCCCAGTAGGTGCGCTGACTGAGGTCTCCAGCAATTCTCATGCCGGCTAGAGAACCAATGTCGGCACCATCACGCTGACTGATAGCGAAGTCTTTGAAGAGCGTGACACTGCCACCAGCATCTTCGCCAAGGTCGAGATAGTAGCCGAACAGGTCCAGCATGTCCTCGAGCTTCGCCTCCAAATGTCGTGCGAACATGCCAAGCGGGCTATCAGCTTCTGCCTGGTCAAGAACTTTGCCTGTCGCAGTTACATCGCCGCTCGGACGTTTCGTTACCATGTTCAGACCGAGCTTGGCAATGCGCGCCGCAAGGTCTTCTATGTCTGTCTGGCCAGCCCCAATGCCTAAGCCGCTATGCTCCACGAACTTCATGTCACTGCCCTGTGGGCCATGTGTCATCGTGTTCGGACCTACCTGAATCTGGAAGTCGCCGCGATCCTCGTCGCCTAGGCCACTGCCAAAGAGCAGCGGGACTCGTGCCACGTGGAGAATGTTTCGTTGGTCGCTGTCGCTCTGCCAATGCGTGACGTTCAGATATGCCACGTCCAGCATCGGCGGAGATCCGCGCATGAATCCGTCTTGGTTGCCGTAGACAGCGATCAAGGGAATGAAGTCCAGCGTGACCTCGTTGTCACTCTCAATCTTCCATTCAATGTTGCCGTCTTTGTCCACGTGCTCGCGGTAGATGCGTAGGCGGCCAATCTCCCAGACGTGTATGCGCTTGACCATTATCTGCGTGAATTCGTCTTCGGGGGAATCTTCTTCGCCGGTGATGAGTATACGGATCTGAGTCAGCACCACTTGCCCTTCTATGACCTCGCTCTTCCACCCCAGCACTTGTGGCGCCAGGATGTGAACGGCATAGGGGCGAACCTCGCCTGCAATTTCTTCTTGGCGTGTGACTGACTGACCTGTCTCTGCCTCACGCGCTGTGACGTTCGGATAGTCTACAAGGATATACGTCACGCCGTGATTCATGGCGGCAATGCCTACGCGCTTCGTCCACTCGTTGAGGTCAGTGCCGGCGCTGTCAACGTCGTCCATGTACGCGATGATGGTGGGCGGAACGTCATCCTCAAGGACCACTGGCTGCTTGAGAATCTTGCCCATGAGCTTCTTGAGCGTGTCGGGATAGTAGGGCGTGAGCACTGATCGAGCAAGGCGATTGAAGTAGGCTGGCTCCTGCTCCGCGGGCTCCTGTGGCAGGTAGGCTTTCGCCGCTGCCCTCATTGCCTCAGTGCCGCCCCACAGCGTGTCAACAAGATCCCACGTCTTGGCTTGCGCTGACCAATAGGTGCTGGGTACGGCTACCGGATTCTTTTCGCTCATAGATGAACCTGCTGCGTGAATATGGGCTTCTTCCTCACTGGGAACTCGCTCACGACATAGTAGCCTAGGCCGTCAGTCAAGTGAGTCAGCTTGGGATCAGCCTTCTTGTCAATCTCTCCGCCTCCTCCTGCGAGCAAGCGTACACCTTCAAAATCTTTCACCGTCATAGGCGCTGTCACTGGGTCTACCATCATCCGTATCGTGCCATCACCCGATCGTAGGCGAGTGTTGACGGCGTTGAGTCGCGACCGCTCAGTGGGGTTGGCTTTCGGGACTCTAAAATGGGTCCGTTCGGGCCCGAAATGACTGAATAGTTCTCGTCGGACGAGGTCCCAATCACTGCCTTCAGTTTGAGCAGTACCGCGAGCACCTCCTGTGGCGTCGCCGTATACAATGACGCGCCCCTTATGGCTACCCCAGTCCTGTATGAACCGTCGGCACACCGCCGGCGTGTTGGAGTTGCGCGGAATGTGGACTTCACCTATGACTCCTGTTCCAGACTGTGCTGGCTGAACGACGTTAGCGAACATCGCTCGCCCTTTGACATTGATCGACGACGCAATCGCGACGCGCCTCGGAAATTTGATCTCTTGTGCAACGACAGCGATGCCTGGATCAACGTTGAAGTCCAAGCATAACATCAAGTCTGCTGCTGGATTGTACTGATCTCTGATGTTCGCACAATGGCTCGTCCTGTCAAATGCGTAGTAGGCCTGGCCTTCAAAGTTCACGAAGGAGGCTTCGTACTCCTGACGGAATGTGAGCTCATCCAGGTCCGCCCTTGCCGCTTCTACTTCTCTCGCGGAGAGGATGTCACTGCTGAACCAGGTGAAGCCGTCCCACTCGCCGCCGTTGACGATGTTGTTGACACCAAGGGCCTTGTTCCATGTGTCGTAGTAATGATTTCGGCCTTCAGGCACTCCAATAAGCCAGCACCAGCCGTTCCTGTCTGCAAGCGCGGGCCTGACGTTCGCTTGCCAAGCGACCTCTTTCATGTTGGCAAACTCATCCAGAACGCCGCCATCCCACGGTGAACCTTCAATGCGCTGCGGCTTGTCCATGCCAATCACCGAAAGGCGAGCGCCAGTGACGTAGCTGATCTCCATGGCAGTCTCACTGACACCTGTGACGAACTGCTTAGGAGACAGAGCCTTCAGATCATCCCAATAAATTCTTTTCGCTTGATCGCGTGTTGGAGCGGCGGCGAAATAAAAGGGGTCAGGAAAGGCCGATTTGCCGGACAGGCATTCTTCCACAAGGTACCGCTTCGCTCTTTCAGTCTTACCCGACCGGCGTCCTGCTGGTACCACTTTGAAGCGGGCGGGGGAGGTTAGGAGACGAGTCTGCTCCGCATGGTAACGGAGTTGAGTCCAGCGGTCAGTTAAGATCGTTGATTGCTGGGGTTCCGGCTTCCATCGGAGGCTCCGTCGCATTCGTTTCCCTCATCGCTTCTAACATCTGCTTGATGGTTTTGGCAGTCTCTTCTGGAGCAACCAGTTCGCCATCAGTCTTCAACATGCCCATGAAGTTCGCAAGGTTTTCGTTCGCCCTGGAAGCGTCGTAGAGCTCGAGGTTCACATCACGGCCATGTGCTGTTTGGCGAATGATGACTTTCTTGATGCATCGCGCCTGTTCGTCTGTCAGCGTCGATATGTCTTTCAGTTCCCAGTTCGCGTCGAAATAGTCTTTGGCGTTGGAGTTTGCCCACAGGTGCCAGCGATCCAATACAGACTCTTCGCTCTCCATCTGTGCGTTGAGCAGAACTCGCACTTCTTTCATGACTGCGGACCTGATTGGCATTTGCGCCATGAGCACAGAGCCGTATCCTGCCGTCGTAAAGCCAGCCCGCTCCCGCGCAGTGTCAACCTCACCAAGCCGTGCCATCAGCTGAACGAACCGTCGCTTCTTAGTCGTCCACCTAAATTTGGGATCTTCTTGATCTGGAAAAGAAATCAGCTCATTGGGGTCTTGTTCTTCGACGTCAGCCATCCCGGTTGTCTGCCTCCCGCAGAGTCAGTCTGTTGTGGCGTCCAATAGTAAACTGTAACGAGCAAAATCTGCAAACTTATCTCCGCAGAAATACCCCTGAAAGATTGTCGCCGTAAGAAATGACACAATAGCTCAAGTGTATACTCTCTGCGTAAGTCGTTGAATCTAGCGAATATACGGTAAACCCAAAAAAATCAATATGGAAAAATGACTTCAAAGATATTTGCAGGGTTACAGTTTACTATTGGGCGCCACACCTAGCTCAACCGTGTACTCTCTAGCTAAGTCGTTCTTTTTCTACGAGTATATGCTCAAGACGCGCCTCCAGTGGCCGTTGGTCGCGATAGACGTCAAGCATGAATTGCTCACTGATTCTGAAGAATTGAGCTGATTGTGCCATGTTCATCCCCAACCGCCGACACCTGATGCGTAATTGCTCACCTTTGGTTGGCGCGAGCATCCCATACTTGTCTCGACGATCCTCGCTCGTCCTGTTGCCTTCCATAGCAAAAAAGTCAGCAAGCAGACTATCACTCATCTTCCTCTTGCCCCATTCCACCTGCGACATCATCGACTGACCGATGCCAAATCCCTCCGCCCACTCGCGCTGCTCAAATCCTAAACGCAAGCGCCACAACAACAACCGCTCAAAGTTCTCCAGCTTCATGTCTGCTTTCCTTTGCCTATTACCATTTGCCTTCCACCTTTCTGTCGTAGTCTTTCAGCCTGTTCCTCTAACGTCAGCTCTTTCTGATCCAGCTTACCTTCAGGAGGTCCTTCAATGTGCTGCCACTCACCTACGTTCTCACTCCTCTTCCACAACGTGCCGTCAGCGCACACGACGTAGAGGTCGCCTACACTCACCGCCAGCTGAACTATCTTCCTCACGTCTTCCCTTCTCCTTCCAGCGCCTTGAATCTGGCTAGTACGCTGTCAATAAAATCGCGCGCCTGCTCTTCTGTTGAATATGGCCCAGTGTCGCTGTCGAACTCCGAGCTGTATGCCCACCATGATCCGTTGTGAAATCTAGTTATCATTTCGGTGGCTCCGGCACATTCATCCAGTGAGTA